TATTGCGGTTCGTTCATAGCTGGCACGGGATACCGATCAGGCTAGACGTTGCAACCAGCGGTAGCGTCTGCACTGCTGCTGATTCTACGGCTGCGCCAATGCTCCAGGTGGTGGTCTCCAGGCTGCCGGTAGCGCCAGTGATCTGCCCCCTGGCGCTACCTACCAACTGTTGTAGCGAATACGGCCCAGCCAGCCCAAGGGCCTCGTCATACTGGTAGACCCTTAACCGAACCTGCCACGCCCCGGCTAGTGCCTGCCACTGGAGCTGCAGCATCGATGGCGTGCGCGGTACCGTGATCGTCCCCTGCTGGCCCGTCAGCTGGCCGCTGGTGATCCCTGCCCAGTCGAACTGCCGATAGCTCCAGGATTGCCCCTCCCAGGTCACAACCTCGCCAATCCAGTGATCCTGCCAACGAGTAACGACCGCCGCGCCATCGTAGAGATCGAGGAATGCCGCCTGCCCAACTGCCATCGTTAGCGCCTCCCTGATGCCATGATCGCTACGGCCTGAGCGATCTGCGCTACATCCTCAATTCGTGCCCATTGGCTGCCGTCTGGTTGCTGCAGGATCGGCCCGGTATTCTGAACATAGACCGCGGTACGCCCGCCGCCGCCGCCAGCGCCTCGACCGTTCACCACGTCTACCCCCCTGGCACCCTGCAGGAATGCCTGGGAGGCCGCGGCCATCCGATTAGCAGGGATCACATATTCCGGCTGGCCACCTTCGCCAACCTGCGCCACCGTGGGCCCGGTGACGTAAGCACCAGTGGCGAACTGCGGGATATTGACCTGCGGCAGGTACGGCAGCTGAGGTAGGTTGACAAGTGACGCGGCACGGTTGACCCCAGCGATTAGCTGGTTCACTCCAGCAACGAACGAGTTTACGGCCTGCCCTGCTGATCGCAGGAGGCTATTCAATGCGCCGCGTATCCAGTCAATCGCTGATTTGAATGGTGCCTGGATTGCATCACCGAGCTTGCCGAACAGTGACACGGCGCCATCATATAGACCTTTGATCATCTTGCCCATATCGTTAAAGCGATCACCTACCCACTGCCAGGCAGTTGTGATTCCATCCTTCAACGTATCAACCAGGCCAGCCAGACCCTTGCCGATCGATAATGCTAGCTCGTCCAGCTGTTCCCCAACCCATCCTAGGAAACCCAGGATCGGCTCACGGAACGCATAGGCCATAGCAACCACAGCCGCAATGGCTAGCACGGTCCAACCGACCGGGCCAGAGAAGAACGCGACCATTGCAGGCAGGAAGGTTGCGCTCATCCATGCCAGCAAGCCGCTAAGCGAGCTGAACAATGCAGGGGCCAGGCCAGCCAGACCCGCAAACTCCAGGGCCTTTAGCGCGATCCCTAGACCCACTGCAAGCCCGATAACCGTTTGCATTGGCTCGGGCAACTTGGAGAATAGATCCACTACCGCCGTGAGACCTGTTACCACGGCATCGAGGGCAGGCAACAGGGCAACGGTAAGACCAGCCGCCAGCCCGCCGACCTTACCTGAAAGGGTAGTGAGCTTGTCGTTATACTCATTTGCCTTTTGTGCAAAGGCTGTTGTCATCTTAACCTTTAGCTTATCAATCGCATCCCCGCCCATATTGAGCATTGGGATCATCTCTGCTCCGGCCTTACCGAACAGCTGCATTGCTAGCGCTGTCTTCTCCACGCCGTCAGGCATTGTCTTGAACTTGTTGGCAATCTCTAGCGTTACTTGATCAGCGGTCTTCAGCTTGCCTGCTGCATCTGTAGCGCTAATCCCTAGCGCCTTCAATGCCTCAGCAGTTGGACCCTTGCCGCTTTGCGCTGCTTCGTACATCCCTTTGCTGAGCTTGCCCAATGCTTTACTCACGGCATCGATGTCTGTGCCACTGGTCGCCGCGGCCTTCTTGAATCGCGCCAGTGCTTCTACACTTACGCCTGTTCGTTGGCTCATATCGTACATTGCATCACCAGCCGTTATGGTCTTTTGAACCAGCGCACCTATACCGCCAATCGTGGCCACTGGCGCCAGTGCACCCAGCGCACCGCCCAACAATCCACTAGCGCTAGTTAGCCGCTTCGTTACTCCCTCCACCTGCTGGATCTTATTGCCTAGCGCTTGCACCTGTTCACCGCCCGTTGCCCGTGCGGTGATCCTCAGCATCGCGTCCATATTCATGGCCATCTCAGCGCTTCCCCTTTCTGTTAATGTGCTCCAGAATCGCGGTCTCGATCACCTGTAGATCGGCCATTGTTTCCCGGAGCCGTGGCGTTCTGTTCAGTCTAGCCACGCTCAACACCGCCCCATAGTCCAGGCCGATCAGGCCATTAGGGCCAGAACGCCACTGCGTCTGCACTGACAGGAATAGGCACACCGCAGGCCAGTTCTCAGGCCACACCAAACACTCCCTAGGGGCTGCTGCTCCTAGGGCTTGATTGGCCACTGCTGCAGGAATGCCCATCATTGCGGCCTCCTGCTCCAGCCGCTGGCGTTCTTCCTCGCTAATCCCGACCGCGCCAGCCCCTAGCCAATGCCGCGCGGCCTGCCGGAGTTTCCCTGGCGGGCTCCCTGCAGACTCTCCGCCCACGCGTTGGTAATCGCAATAGCGACACCCTGCAACTGCAGCATCCGCTCCAGGGTGGCGGGACTGAACGGCACGGCCTCGCCGTCGTCATCGGTGACACCAGACCAGCCGACCAGCACTTCTGCAGCCAGCGCCCTGGCATGGACGCCGGAGAGCTCAGGATCGTCCTGCCCAACCTCAAGCAACCGCTGGCGGCGGGATAGCTGCTGCGTGAGTTCCTCGATGCGCTCCTGCCTCAGGAAGGCGAGCTGCCCCTTGAAACTGAACCGCACCCCTGCGATCTCACCAGCTACGGGCCATTCGTAGCTAGTAGCGTTGCTAAGTTTGAAAGTCATTGATCAGGTAAAAGCAAGGGTGAGAGCATCGGTTACGCCAATCGCGCTATTCATTGCCGTAAACGGCAGTTCGAGGCCGATCGTACCGTCCAGGTCTACCTCACTAGGAGGGCCGAACACGGCATAGGGGACGTTAGGGATTACCCGGTTACCAGCCACGGTGCCATGGGTCCATGTGATCGCCTGGCGAGTGCCGGCGGTGCACAGCGCATAGGGATTGAACGTTGCCAGATCAGTGGGCCTGACGACGGTCACCGTACCGCTAACGGTATGGTTGATAATCTGCACCTCCTTAGTGCACCCTGCATAATCACGGAAGAACAGCTCAGGCTCCACTGTGATTGTTGCAGATGCCATGCACATAGCGACACCACCGATCGTTACGGTAGGACTATTGGCTGCATCAAATACCAGCGGCGCCGCTTGATTGCTAATCGTTGGCGTTGGATTGGCAGCGTTAGTCGGTTCGGTATAAATTGCGGTATGGTTAAAAGTAATGCTAGGCACCTCACCGCTGGTAAAGCTCAGCTCGAAACCACCCCTAGCACCTAACGCCTGATGACGTTGGCCATCAAGGGCGTAGATGACTTCAGACGATCCTGGCGTTTCAGATGTCACCAAGTTGTAGGTGTTGCTGGTGCTCGATACGGTGGTCAGGTTCATTCCTGACGACAGCAGCAAATTGCTAAACTTAGGAGCAGTGCCAGCGATGCCGGACCCGCTCAGCTCGCACGGGATACTAAACTCTACCTTGCGTTGCGCGATCAGCGGAGACAGGGTGGAGCCAAACGAGGGATTTAGGATTGACCGCTCGACACTCTCGGCCGCTAGGGGTGTGATACTGGCATCCGCCAGTGCTACCAGATAATCAGCACCGGCAGCACTCGCCGAAACCCCATAGGTGGTTTCGGCCTTAGCCATGATCCAGATCCTACGAAACAGGGCCATCAGAGATCACCAGGGGGAAGGAGGGCAGGAGAGGCAGACGCGACAGGCTCAGCAGCGCAGACCGGCGCCGCGGCCGGACAATCGAGCTCCCACGCTTTGCCATCGGCAGAAAGCCGATACTCTCCCGGTTCGGTAGGGACAGGAGGCATCGGCGGCGGCGCCTTAGGTGAGCCCATTGCTG